CTGTGTCTATTCTAGTAAACGCATCTGGAGCTGTGCTGTTGACCACTATGCTGGTGTCTGTGTCAGTGAGCAGCATTTTTGTACCGCTGACCAGTTTTTTAAATCGCAGTTCTGTGCCTGCCTTTTCTTTAAACACACCTACGCCAGTGTCATTGATGTTCACAGCAGTGATGGTCAATTGCGAATTTAAATCTGTGAAGTTAGCATTTACCTTTTGAAACGCGGTGCGTAGATCATCGCCTAGGCCATCATTAACCACATTGCCGATATTAATTGTTTGTATAGTCATATCACGCTCTCTTTATCGTATATTTACCGTTCGTTGAATTCTAAATCTTGTGTGGCCAGTAGCTGTATTATTTGACCTTGCACTGCTGGATCTTTGATACCTTGATTTACACATTTAGCCCAGGCAAAGTTGGTTAACCAAGTGGCCATATATAAATCATCTACTGCGACCCAGTGAGTAATTTCGGGGTGCTGATCTAGCCAAGCATTTATTTCACCAGCTCGTTGTTCGTGGTATGTTGGCGCTCCGGGCAACCAGTCAGTGTAGGCCAAGGGCATTTTTTTGATGCCCTGTTTTTGATAAAACTCACACATTCCGCTCAGCGTGGTTTCTCGTTTCCAATCACTGGAGATGACTATTTCAGCACCTGTTCGCTGTATAATATCATTCAACGCAGCCACGGCCTCGGGATCAAAGTCGCTGAAAAAGGTTATGCCCGTGTCAGCAAATTCATCTTCAGTGGGCATACTGAATTCTGTTCTTGTAACAGGCTTGGTGCTCAAACACAGCACACCATAATGATCCAAGAACAGGACTTTCATACGCACTCAGTTTCTCTTTCAACTTCTAATGTCAGCAACCATTGGATATGAGTTTCAATCTCTTCAACGCCGTGTGTTTGTTCCGCCAATCTAAATCCTTTGTATAATCTTTCTTCAACATTTGGATAATCATCTGCGGTGCGTAGTGTTCTGCTGTCCTTGACAAACTTCATATCTGTGATAGGATATAGATTGTTGTAACGCATACTGGTTAGAATCGAATGTTCCTATTGGAGTCTCTGGCATTGAGCCGTATGTGAACTTGCCGGCCTCTTTGTTGAAAATTCTATGTGCTTTTGGTGAATCACCAACAATTCTTAATTCACTGTGGTCACTAAATGTCAGTAGGCAAGACACAACTGTGGTCTGTGTTTTCTTGATCCATAGGGGCTTGGCCGATGTAAACTCTCCGAGATCAAAGTCCCAGACCAGAATGTCGTCACTGTATGTGATGTTCTCCACCGCCACTCTTGACATATCTGCCATAGTGATCAGGGTGCCTCTTACCAAGCAAGGATTTGTTCCTTCGCCTGATATTGGTGCACCATAACCAGTGCCTTGTGCATTTGTGGCAAAAGGAATGAATATATAAAATTCGCCGGGGAAGGTATTGGTAACAGCCACAATATTAAATGCACCTGTTGCTGGAGATCCAGACAGAGTAATTGTTCCTTTAGTTGAATCTGTCACGCCTATTGCGGTTACACCAACAGCGGTCACAGTGGTAGCACTGGCCACAGTGAATTGCACCTTGGCGTGGGCAGCACCATCAACGCCAACGGCTCCGGTGGTGACCACAGTGGGTATACTGCTTCCACCGCCACCTGTATAGGCTGTTGATTGACTTGTGCCGTCTGGGAATGTTAGATCACCATCTGCACCAAATCGCCAATTAAATGTGCTACTGTCTGGAGTGTCAATAGTGATGTCAATGTTGGTAGCGGATTTAATACTGCTGTCATTGGGCAATGTTAAACTGCCATCTGTGCCAAAATTCCAAGTCTTGTCAAAAATTCCATTCATTGGATTGTAGGCGCCTGTTATTATTTTGACATCACCTGTATTGCCACTGTTAACTGTCACTCCTGAAAAGGCTGTTGCCGCTACATTGTTTTCAGGGTCAGCGTTTGTCCATTGTAAAGAAACCTGACCTGTGGTTCCACCTGAGTAAACTATTATTGGGGTATTGACACTGCCCTGGATACTTCCATAGGATGAGGATGCCTGCACCTGCACCTTGCCACCCGGTAATGTTAAAATGCCATCTTCGCCAAACTGCCATCTACGCAGTGTTGAGTCTGACAAGTTGATATCAATGTTGATGTTGCTGTCACTTCGGATGTTACCACCTAAGGTTATATCACCTGCTACTGACAAGGATACATTTTGTATAGTCACAAGATTATTTTCAATAACCAGATTGTTGTTACCCCCAACAGTGAAATTGATCTGCGAAGAAAGACCATTTATGTTTTCTACATCCACATTGTTGCTGTTAACATTGACAAAATTTCCTACCGCTACCGTGAGTTCTGTGGCATAAATCTTGTTATCTACTGCATCTATGGCTTGCCTGTGATGTTGGCCCAGGCCGGTGTGCTGCCAACCACTGTGCCGCCTGTGGTCAAATTACCATTAGCGTCTAGTCCTACTGCTGTGCCGCCAATAAAAATAGTGTTGTTGCTGACATAGAGACTACGCCAAGGCAGTGTGCTTGAGCCTAGATCGCCACCATGAGCTGTACTAGGCAGCAAATCGCCACCCACAGACAGGTTGCTGGTTATGGTGGTTGCTTGATCTATGACAATACTTGAGCTATCATCTGTGCTGATAGTGCTGCCTAGAAATGTTAGTGCAGTATCTTGTCCTGTAGTAGCAAGACCTACAGCTTCGTAGAGTTCTGTGAAGTTAGCATTGACCTTTTGGAACGCTGCTCGTAGGCTATCGCCTTTCTTATCGTTTGCTGTGGTACCTACGTTGATTGCTTGTTTGGCCATTTCGCGCTCCTTATACCAATGCTGCTATTCTTGCTTGGAAGTCAGCAAAACTTACACTGGCCGCCACCACTGATTGTAATTCTGTGAGATTTATAACTCTGCTGCCCTTTACAGTTAATCTTTCTGCTACAGTGATATCGTTTTCAAAAGTAACGTCTGTGTTGAATGTGGTCTGCACATCAATGGTGATACCTGATGAGTCACTGGTTGAAATAGTGCTGTTGATAAACTCCAATGTCGATGTATAGAACAGTTCTTTAGTACCAGAATCATACACCACTGGTCTAGCAGAACTTGTTGTTGATCTAATTGGATCAACATAGAAGCCTGCCGCAGAACCGTTGAGTGCACCTCCACTGGCATTAATAACAATACTGCCTGCGGGTTGTGTTGTCTCTCCTGCTTTGCGACCAATAGCCACTGCATACTGTCCCTGCTGTAGTTGGCCTGCTTCAGATCCTATAGCCACAGCGTAATTACCCTGATCTGTCTCGCCTGCCTGTGTGCCAATCCCAATTGCAGCAGTGCCTTGATTAGTTCCGCCTGCAGTGAAACCTATACCTATACCTGTATAGGATTGATTGATACTTCCAGCAGCTTGGCCGATAGCAATGGCAACACCTGCCGTTGCACTACCTGCACCATCACCTAATGATATTCTAGCTTCGCTTGTTCTTAATGTTGTGGCTTCTATGTTACCGTAGACTGTGGCTGTGTTGCCATCTATGATCTGCGAACTATCATCTGCGAACACAGAACCAATGAAGTTACCTCGTAACACACCAGCCACAGCATCTACCATCACAGTTGAGTCATCAGCAAACACCGAACCTCGTAGATCAAACACTGGATTTACTGTGATACTTAGAGTATCTGTGGCAGGATCTTTGGTAAGCGTTATTCCTTCACCGCTGGTGATATTCAGCACGTCGCTGACTGCATCAGCCTGTAATCTATTAGCACTATCACCATTGACTTCAATCTGGGTGAATGCATTGACCGCAGGCGCCGAGTTTGTGATAGTGACATCACCTGTGGCAGCATCTGTACTCACGGTGATACCTACACCTGACGATATCGTGATCACTCCAGTGTTGGTAACTCTGATGTTGTCACCAGTGCCAGCAGTGATATTAATACCTGCACCTGTGGTTCTACCTGCGGGCAGTGCGGTAGTGCTTTGTAGACTGCGCACACCTGAGTTAGTTACTGTGGTTGTTCCACTCACAGTTGCTACACTTATCCCTGAACCAGCTGCCACTGACAGCACACCTGTGTTTGAGATAGTGATTGAGTCTGCACCCGAGCTTACCAGCATGCTGACTCCACTACCACTGATCAAGTTTAGGGTGTCACCAAATTCTGTTGCCACCACACTGTTACCAGCGTCAACTTCGATGATTTTGAAGAATGTCTTTTCTGGATCTATTATCAAGCTAGTGCCAATACCAGTTATAGGATCACCACCAACAGTAGAATTGGCTGGAAGATTAATTGTCAGTCCAACCCCTTTGACCTGTGCCGCCCCCGCCCATAATCCGTTCAAGGGTTTTACCGCGGTATGCTCACTGCTGAACACAGCACCCCATTTATGTGTGGCATCACCTAGGTCACGCAGATCATCTGTGGTTGGACGAAGGTCAGTATCGAGAGTTTCAAAGTTTATAGGGGTAAGGCCACTTCCGCCACCTATAGTAGCGATTAAAACATCAAAATTTTCATTGATCAGTGTGAATGCTTCATTAACATCACTCCATAATAATGGAGGTGCTCCTGGTGATATGTTGTTATTAAATGCGGTGGCTGTGATTAAACTGCTGCCATCTGAAATCACAGTCTGTGATAAATTCACAGTCCATAAACTGCCTGATCCAGAAACGATAAAAGTACCTTGTAATACTCCAGTACCATATAGAGCATTTCCTACTGTGATCGTACCTGATACCAACGAAGTTACAGTAAGGGTAGTTCCTGTGATAGACCCTAAAAATGTTGCTGCCATTATGTTCTCCCTACCGCTATTTCGACTAATCCAATATGGTCTGAATCGTAGTCCTTGATTGCTTTACCGACCACTGTACCTACTCGAATATCCCCGTTGGCAGCTACCGCCACACCTGCTATTCCTGAAGTTATCAATATATCTCCTTTGCGGATCTTACCAACCACTTTACATGGTACACGTCCCTGTAAGGCCACTAGATTTTTCAGACCTGGGCAAGCTTCAAACATGGTATAGGCTGCTGTGTTTGAGACAACGCCTGCCACTCTGGTGTCACCTTTCACTGAGCTGACAGTGACTTCTTTATCACCGCCAAACACCAGTACGGTACCTACTTCGTACTGTTCGTCGCCTTCATAGTTTTCTGCCAAGTCAGCGGAATATGTGGCCTGAAGTCTCGATTCATTAGGTGATGTACCTGTGAGTGTCCAACGTCCTGTGATCGTACCAGAGGTAGTATTGCCTCCAGTGGTTATTTCTGTAACCTGTGCAGTGGTCGCCGTAATAGTCGAACAAGTTATAGGTGCGTTTGCTGCGCCAGTCTTGTTCTTAAATTCATGTGAATCATTCCAATATGCAATTTTATTGTTGGCAGCAACTGCGGAGTCACTCTGTATGTATATGCCCATATTAGGACTATTAAAACCAGAATATCTAATGTAACCACCAGAACCACCAACAGTAGCTGTGTCTATAGCTACATATGTGTCAATTTTATATTGCTGTGCGTCTATTACTCTACCGCCAAAGTCTCCATTGACGTCTCGCTGGATGACTTCAGATGCACCTACAGACGCAGATGATCCAGCACTAGAATTAATAACACTATAATCAACGTCTGCGGTGCTACTGCTAGCACTGGTGCGTTTAAGAAAACCTACGCTTGAATACTGATTTTTCTTAATTGCTCCACCTTCGTCTACCACTGTGGTAAAGGCCACTGCACTGGGGTTGGCACTGGATACCGTTGAGTTTCCTACCAGTGTGTCCGGTGCCAGTGCTGCCAACTTGTTAATGGCAATAGCAGCCGAGGCACTAATGTCACTGTTGACAATACTTGTAGCGAGATTTAATTTTGAATATGCGATAGCAGCAGCAGCGTTAACATCTGTGTTGACAATACTGTTGGCGAGATTCAATTTGCTATAAGCAATAGCAGCAGCGGCATTTACGTCTGTGTTGATAATTGATCCGGCTACAATCTGTGCATTGACCTGATTAAGTGCAGAATCTACTCCTGTTGTAAGATCAAAAGAGATATCACCGACGATTCTTGCATTTATCGCACTGTTGCCAGAGCCAGTGAATATCAGTGTGTCACCTGCTTGGGCATTTGTAACGGTAACATCTTGGAAATTATCAAAAGTCAAACTGCGTAGATTGACCACATCCTGCGGATCTACAGGATCATTAAGAGCCACAATCTTGTTGTTGGCCATGTTTATAGTGCCTTTCATAGCCAAGGTACCATTAAGAGCCAAGAAGCCGCCTGTCACTGAAGGAATTAATTGTCCGCTAGATACTGCCGATCCATCATGTTGCATACCTAATCTACGTTCAATGTAGATACGTGCAGCATTTTCTGTAGGCACAGTGTCTGTGGCGTTGTCAGTGAATCCAGAATCTGTCGAGAACTCACTGATAGGCACACCCCGTTTGAAACCAATACCATCCAAGTTACTCAGAGCGATGCTGGCAGCAAACGTCACTGTTCCTGTACCTTGGTCGACTCTGAAATATGGACCTACGGAGAAATTACCAAATTGATCAGTGGTAACATAAAACACGCGACCCACGTCACGTTCTTTCTTCGACCTCGGTGTCTTCGTTGAGAGCGTTTACGCTTGGGCCGTAGATTTCTTTAGGATAGTTGGTATCAGCATACGAACCTGTGCCTATTTCTAAGAGATCATGACTGGTTACGCGAGTAAGAGAAATACGTATAGTTAAACTTCCTATAGCACCATTGGTTCGTATAGGCACAGCACTTTTTGCACTGTAGCTAGAACCATAGGCAACGATGCTGTGCACCAACGGTTTGTTTAGATACACACGAGCAAAAATATCGTTAGTCACTGTCAGCGGATCGTACTGTGACACAATGTACTCTTCGCCCTTGAACATAAACTTAGAATTAGTTACTCTGCTGACACTTTGATCCGGTACAGCTACCACAGCAAATGTGGTATCACCTGCTCTGCCCTGCACCCTGCTTACAGTATGAGTACCAGTCTGTGAACCAGCTGTAGCTATCCCACTTGCTGCTCCAGGTGATATTGCCAGGGTGAACGTATCAGGTGTGGGCGTGGATTGCACAAAATAATTGATGTTTGCACTCAATC